ACAGATTGAGGAAAAGGAGAAGATAGTCAAACGGCCTTATCTTGACCTAACACTTTCGGAAAAGGAGAAGCTGCAAAGGCTTAACGCTTATGCGAATACTTTGGATTTAGAGGTATTGGAAAGAGGAACGGAACACAAGATTTGGCAATCGGGGTATAAAAAAGGATACAGAAGTGGCAGAGCAAGATAAAAAGACAGCTTTAGGACAGCAAGCAGCAGAACGAATGTCTGTTGCGGCAATATTTGTGATTACTACAGGCCTTTTAATCCTAATCTTGATAGATATATTTGATAAGGCTTTGTGGGCAATAGGATTAGCTTTGGGTATTAATATAATATCAGCGATTTTGTGGGAGAAGGCAGATAAAAAAATAATTGGGAAATAATTGGATAAAACAACTCAAACCTTTGAAGTTTTGCGGGAGAAATGTAAACAAATCGGACACGGGGAGTGGCCGATAAAGCTGATTATTTTTGCTGGGAGTGCAGTCGGCTTTGACGAAATTGATAGACCGATTATTAAGTTTAGAGCCAATAAAGAACAAAAAGAAAGAGTCGGTGATGAAGAATGAGTCTGCTTTATCTTCTTATATTCAAAATATTTGATGAATTTTTAATAAGTGGTTATTTCCGCTTAGGAAGATTTATAAATCTCTTGTGTTTTGACATTCTTGCCATAGAGTTAGCAATTATTGTGCGTTGTAACTTATGGAGAATTAAACGGTTACAGAGATTAGATAAAGAAAAATAATCTTTTTACTTGACATTTGCTTATTATGTGATATACTTGTATAAATTACTTTTTGCGTGATAACTAAATAAACAAACTAAAACGCTGGACATAAATCATACAGCCGTTTAGTTTGACCTTTAATCAGATGAATAATCTGTTTATGCGTCAAATTCTGCGGTTTTTTTATTAATATGGACATTTCGCCTAACGCTTTCTAAGAAACGATTGAAAGTTATGAAGAAGAGAAAAGTGGGCAGGCCATCCAACAAAGATAAGATTTCGCTAAAACAACTTGAAAAACTTGCTGGATATGGGCATACTGATAAAGAGATTGCTGATATTATTGAAATATGTGTAGCATCCCTCAAAAATTACAAATCCAACCCAAAATTTTTAGCTGCCTTAAAAAGCGGTAAAGAAAAAGCCGATAACTATGTTGTTGGTAGTCTTTTCCATAGGGCAATCGGCTATACCCATCCAGAAATACAAACATTCTGCTATAAGGGCAAAATAGTTACCGCTAAGGTCTTAAAACATTATGCACCTGACCCAACTTCTGCTATTTTCTGGCTTAAAAATAGGAAACCAGCTAACTGGCGAGACAAACAAGAAATAGCCCATACCGGCTTAACTCTGGCCCAAGTAATCAAAAATGTTACCAATGGGAATGCCGACAATAAGCGAACAGAAGAAGTTCGTCCAGATTTACAAAGACAATCCTAAGCGTTTTTTCCTTGAAAGGCTTAAAGTAAAAGAGCTTTGGCAGGGCGAAGATATTATCCTTGAAACTGTTAAGGAACATAAAAAAGTTGCTGTTGCTTCTGGACACGCTTTAGGTAAAGATTTTATAGGCGGTGGGCTTCCTTTATGGTTTCTACTTACCAATTATCCTTCCAAAGTAATTATCAATGCTCCTTGTTCAGATGCAGAAACAGAGATATTAACTGAAAAAGGATGGTATAAATTTCCTAATTTGCCTCATAATATTGCAGTAGCAACATTAGAAAAAGGACAATTGATTTATCGAAAGCCCACAGATTATATTGAATATGATTACAAGGGCTATTTGTTGGGGTTAAAAAGCAAGCGATTGGAATTTCTGGTAACACATAATCACCGATGCTACGTAAAAAAGCGATATAGCAATCATTATGAAATAAAACAAGCGGAAGATATATTTGGTAAGGATGTTTACTTCAATCAAGAAATTTTGTGGACTGGAAATGATTGTGGTTTTTCCAATAGCCAATTAGAGCTTTTTGGATTTTGGTTTGGGGATGGATATGTTAGGAATTCCAACAGACGATGCGATGTCGTTTTTACCCAATCTAAATATCCAGATTATATAAGGCAATTACTTGTCAAAAATAAAGAAACTTTTAGTGAATATCAAAAAAATAAAAGATTTGATTTTGTAATTTATAGTAAACAAAAAGCAAATTTTTATATAAGTAATTTTATTGGTGAAGGTAAAAAAACAATACCTAATTGGCTCAAGCAAGCTAAGCCTTCCCAAATTTGGTCATTTTTATATGGGCTCTTTATGGCCGATGGTTCTTTTGCTAATGGAGATAGGACTAAAACAGATAGAATTAGAATATATGGCGATAAACAACAGGCAGATGATATTTATGAACTGATAATTAAATCTGGCCGTATTGCGAATATGACTACAAGAAAAGTTAATCGGATTTCTTATTTGAATGGAAGAAGGATTGAAAGCAAGGCTGATGAATATGACATACGAATATTGAGGCAAGGTAAAAAGGTTCGTTCTGGTAAAAGACGATATTGGTATAAAAAGAAATATATCGGAAAAGTCTATTCGGTTACTGTGCCTTCGGGTATTGTTCTTATTCGTAGAAATGGCAAATATCATTGGACAGGAAATACCGACCGTCAAATAGAAGCAATTATGTGGGCTGAATTAACAGGTCATTATGAACACGCAGGAGGCAAGAATGTAGTAGGTGGAGAATTATATGCTCGAAAACTTGTATTTGATGAGAAAAATTGGTTTTGTATTGCTTTTACAACAAAGGAAACTAAAGGACAAATAGGCAAATTCCAGGGTTTCCACAGTTCTAATATATTAATAATTGTTTCTGAGGCTCAAGCAGTAGATGATGAAATTTTTGGGCAGATTGAAGGAATTATGACTTCTGAAAATTCCCGTCTTGTGCTTTTTGGTAACCCCCTACGAAATACTGGTTTTTTCGCCAGAGCTTTGCGTGAAACGAAATTAAGTTTTAAGGCCATTCATTTGGATTGTCGGGATAACCCCAATTATGTTCAAAAAAGAGAAGTTATTCCAGGTTTGGCAAGTTATCAATGGGTTGAAGATATGCGCAAGCGACACGGAGAAGATAGCCCTATATGGCAGGCGAGGGTTGAAGGGAAAATTCCAGATACTTCAATTGATACTGTAATTGCCTATAGTTTGGCTACACAAGCAAAAAATCGTTATCCCATCTATGATATAATCAGAAACATAAAAATTGTTTCTGTAGACCCAGCCAGCTTTGGAGACGACGAAATAGTTATCTATTTGATTGAAGATGGCAAGATAACTGATTGGGATATTTGGCTTAAGCCTTCTTCATTGGTTTCTGCAACGGGTGAAATAATCGGTCGAGCTCTTTTAATGAAAAAGAAGCACGAGGCCGATGGTTTTGTAGTTGATGGTATAGGGGAAGGTCGAGGCGTAGTAGATGGTTTGATAGATGCTAAGGAGAATGTCATAGAATTTAAAGGTTCTTTTGCGCCTCAAAGTTATTTAAAAGATGACTATCAAAATCTCCGGGCAGAGGCGTGGTTCTTATGCCGTGATGAATTAGTAAAAGGTTATGGCAGTATTCCAAATGACGAGATATTGATAGAGGAACTAACAGAGCCTAAGTATTTTGTTAATCGTAGAGGTAAATATCAAATTGAAGAGAAAGAAGAATTGAAAGAAAGACTTAAACGTTCACCTAACAGGGCAGATGCTTTTGTGCAGGGAATATGGGCTTTACCGCAAATTAAAGCAAGAAAAACCGGTAAATACAATCCCCAGCCCTGGCAGTTACAAACGGCATAGAAAGGATATTAAATGGCAATCAAAGTAATCCCAGTAGGCGACAGACTCTTAATTAAACGAGGCCTTACGCCGGAGAAGACCAAAGGCGGTATTGTAATTCCCGAAACATCCAGAATGAATACCGAAGTGGCTAAGGTGGTATTTGTATCGCCTGAGGTGAAGGATTTTAAAGAAGGTGATATAATTATTTGCGGAAAATATTCAGGAATTTCGCTTGATATCGAAGGTGAAGAATTTACGCTTTTGAGAGCAGAGGATGTCGTCGGAAAAATAATAAGCATTGAGGAAAATAGTGAGAAAGAAAAACGGTAAATATCTATTCTGCAATTATTGCGGAAAAGAATTTTATGTTACAAAAAAACGGATTGAAGATGCCAAATATTGTTCTTGTGAATGTTATTGGAAATCTTTAAAGGGTAGAAAACTTTCTGAACAACATAAAAAGAAAATAAGTTTAAGTTCAAAGCCCAATAGTGGTCAGTTTCAAAAAGGATATAAATCTTGGAATGTAGGAATTAAAAGTTGGGTTAAGCCTTGGCTTGGTAAACATCGTTCTGAAGAAACTAAAGGAAAACTTAGAAGTTTTATGAAAGGAAGACATCATTCTTCGGAAACCGAATTTAAAAAAGGCCAATTTTCAAAAGAGAAACATCCTAACTGGAAAGGTGGAATTACTCTACTTTGGAATAGAATTAGAGGTTTAGTTGAATATCAACAATGGGTTAAAGAAGTTTTTAAACAGGATAATTACATTTGCCAAATATGTTATAAAAGAGGCGGAAAACTAAATGTTCATCATAATACAAAATCTTTTAGTGTTATTTTACAAGAATTTTTAAAAGAATACAATCAATTCTCACCTATAGAGGATAGAGAAACTTTGGTAAGATTAGCAATGAAATATCAGCCCTTTTGGGACATAAATAATGGAATTACTTACTGTGTAGAATGTCATAAGAAATTTCATAAAGCACAAAGGAAAGAGGCTCAAAATGTCTAATGAAACCACCCAGGACCAGAACGATAACAAAGACCAGTTAATCTTTCAGGCTACCCTAACCCCGGATAAGAAAATCAAGGTTGAGGTCAAGAGCAGTAACCTTATGGGCTTATCTTACGCCTATAAGCTCTTAGGCCTGCATATAGATAATATCATTATCGGCCAGGTTATGCCCAAACCTAAGATTGTTAAGATAGGACAAGGTGGATTGCAGAGTTTGAGGAGGTTTTTGAATAATTGAGCGTTTTTGTTTAGGTGTTTTAGCTTTAAAACAATAACATCTTCCGCTGAAATAATGCGTGAGGGCTTTGGTTCGGAATATAAAAAGGGGAGAATTAAATGAATAGACAAAGTTTTTTAGCAGGTTTAATTTGTGGTGAAGGCAGTTTTTTTTATTATATATCTAAAGGCAAAAAAGCTCCAAGATTTAGATTTATGGTTCAAATGCACAAACGAGATTATATGCCTTTAGTTTTATTATCCGAAGAATTGGGTGTAGGAAAGATAAGAAATCTTAAATATCGTCCTACTATGTGTAGATTTGAAGTTACAACCTTTGAAGAAAATGTTAAGAAAGTAATCCCTTATTTTGATGGACAATTGATTGGATATAAAAAAGCACGATTTGAAATGTGGAAAGAAAAATTGCTTAAATATTATTATGCCAACCATAAAGAGAGAAAAAAATTTGCAAGTGCTCTAAAATATTAATGGATAACTTTAGGTCAAGTAGAGTTAACTGTAATTAAGTCAACTACTTAACCCTGTGGATAAGTTTCTAATAACCTGTGGATAAGTAAGGAAACCTAATGCCAAAACCAGAGAATATTATTAAAAAGATTGCCAAAAAAATACCGAAATCCGAAGAGAAGCTGAATAAGCAGAGCCAAGAGGATTATCAGGAATATATTGACCGCATCAAGGACAAGAACAAACGGTATCTGCTCAAGCTCTCTCAAGAAGAAAAAGAACGCATCGTCAAGACCGTAATTGAAGACTGGTATAACAAAGACCTGTCTCATCATCAGGACATTTGCGACAAGATAGACAAATACGACGAACAATGGCGAATGACCCGCCAGGAAGTCAAGGGAACAGATAATGCGCCTAATTATCGGCAAGCCATTTCTACGGTAATTCTGGAGGTAGTGCACGCCAATGTAATGAATGTATTCTTCGGGCAGAAGGATATATTAACCGCTCTTCCCACCGAACCTAATGATGTTTCGAAAATTCCGAAAGTAAATACCTTTATGAACTGGTCATCCTTAAACGAATTGAAGATGTTCGAGCGATGCGATAGGATGTTTCATAATTCCGGTAAAACCGGAGGCACTCCATATAAGATTTACTGGAAGAAAGAATATGGAATGGTTACCAAACGCAGGAAGCTCTTTAACCCCTTTGACCCTGCTCAGCCTTTGATTGACCCTGAAACTAAGGAAGTCTTGGAGCAGGAATACAATGAGGCTAAATTAACTTATGATGGGCCGGTATTGGAGGTATTCTCGCGCAAGGATTGGATTATCCCCGAAAGTGCCTCTCAAGACAGAAAAATTCCTCACGAAATACACAGGATGATTAAAACCAAAGATGATTTAATCAAAGGGGTCGAAAAAGGGGATTATTATAGTGATATTTTAGTTGAAGACCCTGAAAGACCATATATCAAGTTTGGCCAAGCATCCGAAATTAGCGAAGTAGAAAAGAAAGACCGGGAAGACCAAGATATACCATTAGCTAAGAATGAGAAGACAGTTTTGGAGGGTTATGGCGGATTTGTGCTCAAAGAAGAAGATGATGATGAAAACATCAGTGAAGTTGAAGAAGAATATATCTTTACGGTGTGTCTTGAGGATAGAACCCTTATTGCCGCCCGTAAGAACAAGTTTCCTTTGAGAGAACGTCCTACTGGGCTCTGCTCATTTATGCCTGATGATGAGGGAAGAATTGACCCAATAGGGGTTATGGAATTTATGGAGAATATCCAGTTGGAATATGACGCTTTGCATAATCAGGGACTAAAATCAGTTATTCTGCAAAATGAGCCTATTATATTTTTTACTCCTATGGGTAATCAGAAGACTGAACCGATGAAAGTGCAGTCCGGATATATGTATCCTTCCGCTGATCCTGCGGGGGTAAAGATATTTCAGTTTCCCGGGCCTTCTGCTCAATTATTCACCTATATGAAAATAGTTTTGGACTGGGCAGAGAAGGTTTTCCCTATGGGCGAATACGCTGCGGGGAAGATTTCCGAGATAGACCCTGACGCCCCGGCCAGAAAGGTTGAACGGATACTGGAGCAAATCAACACCCGTTTAAACTTGATTGTCAAACGCTACAATATCGTAATGAAGGCAATTTTCAGAAAACTCTTTTTACTGTATCAAGCCAATATGCCTCCAAATAAGTTTATGCGCATTACCGGAGCAACCAGCGGCAAATGGACGGAGAAGGATTTTATGCGGGTAAGCCTGTCTGATTTTGCCTTGAAATCTATTCCTGATTTTGAGCTTACAGGTAATATCCTTGCTTCCAACAAAGTCTTAGAAGCACGCAAGGCGACGGCTATTTACGACAGGATGCTCAACAATGTGCTCTTTGACCCCAGAAGGCCGGAGGGGGCACAGGCATATTATCAGCTTACTAAATGGTGGCTGGATAAAATGGATGCCCTGGGGGTATCGGACTTCCTGCCGAAACCTCCGGAAGGACAATCGCAAAATCCCGAACAAGAGAATGTTATAATGCTTGAAGGCGGGACAGTTGAGCCCAATGACCAAGATGACCATTTAGCGCATATTAAAAAAGTTAATGAGTTGGTTGCTAATCCGACTATCCCGTTGGAGATAAAAAGAGTGGCAATAGCACATTTGCAGAAGCATTATAAGATGTTACAGGCACAAATGCAGAAAGAAATGTTTTACGGAAAGGGAATGGCTGGTGGCAAGCGAGAAGGAGCAGAGAGAGCAGGAGCTGGAATACCTGCGCCTGTTGCAGGAGCTGTGCAATAGCAAGTTTTGGGGCCCATTGAGGTGGTATCTCAAGACTGCTTATGAGAATGCCGATAGTATCCTGCATACTATAAATTGCAAAATTACGGATTATTATAAAGGCCAGTGTTCTGTCTATAAAGAGTTGGGCAATCTCAAGGATTATGCGGATAACGAAGTAGCGAGGTTGGAGAAGTGAGAGAATATCGCTGTGCAAATTGCAAAAAGTTGTTGTTTAAATATAATCCCAATGCTATTTTTGAAATACTTGTCGTATGTCCAAAATGCGACTATAAGAAAGAGCAAATTGTTGCAAATTATCTTTTGGATATAAGTAAGTGGAGTTTTTCAGTAGGAAGTTGTAAATAACATAGAGCGTCAGAGAACGCCTATAGTTTTAAAATAGAAGCTCAGAGAAGCTCATCGTCAGAGGAATGGTTCCCTTTGATTGGTGGGCTTTTTTATTAGGAGGTGGTTAAAATTCCTAAGAAAGCAGAACGCAAGGCACGCAGACGGGGCGGAGTTTTAAAATACCGAATGATGAAAAAAGGCGGAAAACTATATCGCTGTATGATTACCCGCAAGAAAGGCCCCAAAGGGGGAAGAAGTATATGTTACAGAGTCAAACGGAAAAGGAGGTGAAAATAATGCCAAGAGTAGGACGAAGAGGATTAAAAAATGGTAGCGGTAGAGGCCGGGGTCAACCCGGTGGTGGTGGTAGAAACCGCAATACAGGAGGTTGTCGAAGTGGTGGTCCAGGAAGAGGATTAGGCAGAGGTAAAGGACGAGGCCGGGGACGCCTCGGATAAAAACAATGACTAATGAGGGGAGGTGAAAAAATGAGTATAGCAAAGATGAAAGCACGGGAAAAAGTAAAACGACAAGAACGAGAGAAGGCAGAAGTGATAAGAAGGAAGATTGATAAAGATAAAGAAAAAGCCGATGCTGAAGCCCAGGCTTTAGCCAGAAAGAAGGCAGAAGAAATCAGCAAACAGCCTCAACAGCCTAAGCTCAAAAAAATTCGACATCTCTTCAGAGAAGACAAAGTAGAGCAGAAAAAAAAGGAAGGCTGGAAAGTAATCGGACAGGATGTTAATCGTGCGACAGGAGTTCCTGCGGATTTAGTGTTAATGGAAAAAGACGCCTGAATAAGGCGGGAAAAAGGAGATTAAAATGTCACTGGAAACAGACGAAAAGACTACTGTCATTTCGGAGGAGGAAAGGGGATTTTTAGAAAGAGAACTCCCCAAAGAAGAAGGCGATACAGACGAATTGTATGAGAAAAAACTCATTAGCTATAAAAAGGCCAAGGACAAGGGTTTCCAGAAAGGTGCGCAGCAAAGGATAGATGATATGACCAAGAAATCCCGAACCGCTGATGAGGAGTTCAATCAACGCTTGTCTGCTATTGAAGAAGAAAACCGCCAGTTGAAAGAAAGTGGCGGAAAACAAGAGCAGGAAATTAGCGATGCCGATATTATCGTGGCTGGGGGAAAGAAATGGTATTCGGATAATGCCTTAGAGATTATGACTTCTAAGGGAGAGATTACCGAGGCTGCGGCGAAGACTTACGAAAGAAAAAGAGATAAAGCTATAATGACCGAGGAAGTCAAGGCCGACCTCAGGAAAGAATACACAAAAGCCGAAGAGAATAAAATACGCCAACAGGATAAAGACTCGGCCTTAGAAAAATATCCGTTTCTCAAAGACCACGATGACCCCAAGTATCAATTGGCTAATCAGCTGTGGAAAGAAGGATATTACGCTAATCCACGAGGAATGAGTTTAGCGGCTAAAAGAGCTGAGGAGATGTTCAAGAAGAATGAACCTGAACTTACTCCCGAAGAAAGAGAGAAACGCTCAAGAGAATTAGGCGTAGAAATGCCGACACCTTCATCAAGGCCTAAGCCTAAAGAGATTGTATTATCTGATCAGGAAAAGGAAAGGGCGCGTCAAACCTGGAAAGGGCTTACGCCTGAACAGGCAGAGGCAAAAGGCTTGAAGGCTAAAAAACGAAGGATGGAGGCATAAAAAATGGAAGAGAAAAAAAGAGGCAGACCGAGAAAAGAAGAAATAGAGAAGGTGGAAACAATAGAAAAAACGCCTGAGGAATTGCAGGCTGAGATGAAGAAAACAATGGAACACGCAAATATACGCACAGAATGGCCTGATGTTAGTGTTTTGAAGGATTGGGGCAGGACTGACCCGTTGAAACTGACGGCAGAAGACCCCCAATGGGCTTATCGCTGGTTAAGGGATAAGTCCGATAACATTAACTTTAAAACTTCTAATGACCCTACTATGGGATATTGGAAGATTGTGCCTTCTGAACATTTAGACGAACTTGAGAAGAAGTTCGGGGTTAAGATTTTGCGCGCTGGCGATGGCCTTTGCCGCAGAGGAGATTTAATCCTGGCTTATATGCCTAAGAAATTCTGGATGGGTAAAGTCAAGATTAAAGAAGAACGGGCAAGAGCAGCCAGAGCGGCGATAGACGAGATGCAAAAGGATGGGATACCTGGTAAAGGTATCCAAACCGAAAAGCAACTTGGGATGGAAGGAAAGAACTTTAGAAAATAATCGTTGAAAGGAGAATAATATGGCGAATATTGACCGACCCCGGGGATTTACACCTGTCGCTATGTTTAACGGTGCTAAAATTCCAGTTTGGAGATTTCCCGTTGACAGCTCAAATGGCACTGCTATTTTTATTGGTGATGTCATTGACGCTGAAAGTGATGGGAATACTGCTCCAGCTGCTGCTGGGACTGATGATTCAGCCCTCGGAGTTTGCGTAGGAGTTGCCGATTCTAATGGCGCTCCTGCCGGAGACCCAAATAGTTCTTTAAATAGTAACTATTTGCCTGCGTCTACGGCCGGTTATATCGATGTAGCATTGGCATTACCTGAAGCAATTTTCAGGGTTCAGGCTAATGCCGCAGTTACAGAGGATGACCGTTTCAACAACGCAGACCACGTAGCAACAGCCGGTAGCACATCGATGGCTCAATCAAGACACGAATTGAGCGGGACAACTGGAACTGGAACAGCACAGTTTAAAATATGGGACAAGGTTAACGAACCCGGGAATGACTGGGGAGCAGACGTAGACCTTCTGGTTACCTTTAACGAAAGCCGGTTTGTTTCAACTACCGGAGTTTAATTGGCGAAAGGAGAGATAAATGCCTATTCAAAGAAGCACACTTCCGGAGACTCTTGATGCCAACTTGAACGAAATCTGGATGGATGGAAAAGACCGTTGGCCAGAAGAGTATTCCAAAGTTTTAGTGGTGGAAACATCTACTAAGGCTACAGAGAAAGACAGTTATCTTTCGGGGTTTGGAAAGTTCCCGGAAAAGACTGAAGGTTCAGCAGCACAATACGATACTGTTTATCAGGGGCCAAGCAAGACGTATGTAATGATTACGTATGCGCTAAATTTACTTGGCGTCCTCAAAAGTAATTTTGAGGTAAGAAAGAAAGCTATATCGGTGGAACCCCTATTTACATAGGGCAATACCGAGGGAAGGCTGGAATGGAAAGAGAAATTAGATTAGGTTGGTTGGCCGGAATATTGGAGGGCGAAGGAAGTTTTCAAATCAATAAAGCAGGAAGTAAAAGAAAACACTTTGTCTATGGTATTGCTATAACCAATTCTGATTTAATAATTTTGGGTAAATGTAAAGAGATATTAGAAGAAAATGGTATCTCTTGTAGTTTATACCCAGGAAAGATTTATTATAAGCATCGTAAAAAAATTTACAATCTGGTTATACGCCGTATAGATGATTTAGTTAAATTACTTACTATCATCTTGCCGTATTTAATCGGACAAAAGAAATCACAGGCAAAAATTATGTTAGATTTTCTAACAAGGAGAAAATATCTAACAGAGGCTAATAAGAATTTTAGCCCAAGACAAATTGCCTATGATGATGTTGACAATGCTTATTTTAAATCATTAAAAGCTCTAATGCATAATCCAGCCCCTGTAGAGACTATTACGCTTTCTACCCATACTAAAATTGCTAAAACTTGTCAGATAGAAAACTGTAACGCTAAATATTATGCTAAGGGATACTGCCAAGAACATTATGAAAAATTGGTTAAATATCCCAAAGACAAGTTAAGAGAAGCATTGATGGGTAAAGATAGAGTCCGAGCTGGCAAGCAATTGCCAGAGTTGGCAGAAATGACTAACCGCCTTAATTAAGTTAAGGTTATCAAGTAACAGGTTGAGGTTATGAAATCACCGAAGAAGCAATTGAAGACAATCAGCATTCCGCTGATAGCTTCAATCAGTTTCCTGCGGCCTTGAGTGACAGTGCGCAAGAAACAATAGAAGTATTAGCAGCCGATGTGATAAACAACGGCTGGTCGTCAAGTTATAACGGCCCTGATGGAGTGCCTCTTTTTTCAACGGCACATCCTAATGTGGGTGGCGGAACACAGGGCAATACACCGTCAACTCAAGCCGACCTGTCTGTAACTTCTCTACAGGCAGCGTTACAGACCATTGAGGATATGACGGACGAACGTGGTAAAAAGGCAATGACAAAGGCAGTTCTTTTGGTTGTGCCTACTGGTAATATGTGGACGGCACACGAATTGCTGAAGTCGGAATACAAGCCTTATGTCGGAAATAACGAAGTCAATGCGCTTCAGATGAAGGATTTAACATACTTTATTTACCACTATATGACAGATTCTGATTCTTGGATCCTTCTGGCGCAAAAATCTAAACTGAAGATTAAGTTCTTCTGGAGAGTAAAACCGGGTGCATTAAGGCGTGGAACGGATTTTGACTCTACTAACCTAAAGCACTTGGCAAGATTTAGATGTGATGCTGATTTCTCGCATTACATTGGAACCTACGGCTCGCAGGGAGCGTAAAAGCAGAAAGGAGCAAACTATGGCAAAGAGAGCAATAGTTATGACAGTTGCATTTGCTTTATTGGCTGTCCCGCTCTGCTTTGCGCAACCCAGAGACGGGACAGTTCCAACTCCAGAGGGACAAACGACCTTTGGAAGTATTGAATGCACTGGACTTCAACAGGGAGCACCGGGGTATATTTGTCTTCACGAAGCTACCGGAGATGAGAGATTTTACATCTGGGTAGATAGTAGTGGGGATTTAAGGATTGCCTCTGATGTGCAACTTACACCAGCTACAAATGCATCTCCGCCTTTATTACAATGGGGTGATGAAGGCGTTGCAGTTGGAGACCAGACAGATTAACTAATCGGGTAAAAGGGGGGAGCGATTTATACCCGCTCCCTTCCTATACCCGTTTTTTGCTTAGATGAGAAGAATAATCATAATTTTAGCGATAATTAGTATTCCGCTTGCTGCAGCTATACCTACGCAAGATAATCTATGGTATGGCCAGTATTTAGCACTTTTGGTGTTTTTAGGTTTATATGGTTCTTTGGCAATTTGGAAGTTCAATAAGTATATCTCGCTATTTATGTTGCTTTGTTTATCTTCGGTGATTTACCCTGGGCGAATGGGAACACGGGCGATATTTTTATTAGCCACTTTATATGGAGCAATATACGGGATATACGGAGTAAGCAAATTAGGGAAAAGGAGTGGTATTTCTTTAGCTATTGCTTCCTTAACCCTGTTTATGGGCGGATATTTGCTCATTCAGTATTTTAATTTAGACCCGTTCTTTGATTTAATCGGAGATACCAGCAAAGACGGAATGTATAGTTTTTTAGGTGCTAATAATCAAGTAGGAAGTTTCTTTGCGATAACTATGCCTTTTGCCATAAAACATTTTAGACTTAAAGGGTTTCCTATAATTTTACCTTTTTCTTTGTTAGGGTTGTATATTTCTAAATCTTCATTTGCGATTATGGCAGTGTGTATAGGAATGAGTTTTTATTACTTCTTTAAGAATAGGAAACTGTTTAAGAAGATTTTCGTAGGCCTTTTAATTCTTGGATTTATTTATGTATTCAAGATAGATAGAGTCAAAGAGGCAGATTTCTCAACCCGTTTCAATGTATGGAAATATGCTATTGCTTCAACTATTAAAGGCAGGATGGAAGTAAACATATTTGGCGCAAATAGAATAGCAGTAGCAAGACCTTGTTTAGGGTTTGGATTTAGTAACTGGTCGGCCTTTTTTACAAGAGTGCCGCAGAGGGATAGAGGCTTCAATTATGTAAATGAGAAGTTTAGGCACGCCCACAATGACTTTGTAGAAGGATTTTTTGAGATGGGTATTCCCTTTGCGGCCATCGGATTATTATTCTACTTAAACTTATTCAGGCGGTTCTTGAGGGCGAAAAAGACAGATGAGCTTTTGATGTTTAGTTCGGCGTTTGTGATATTCTCAGTTAACGCAACTGGAAATTTTATCTGTCATCTGGCCTATTCGGGTTTGCTTCTAATTGTAATTCTGGGATTACTTTTCGGCGAATTAAAAGAAAGGGAGTTTGTGAGATATGGGTAGATTACCTCATTGGGCAGAGGGGAGAATGAGAAATTGTGTCGTATGCGATTATTGGTATCCGGAACGCTCGGGCAAAATAGTTAAAGATAGAGATGGTAAATGGAAATGTGTCAAAACTTGTATAGACACATTAACTCAAGCCGAAAGGCAGGAACAAATAATCAAGAGATAAGGAGGAAAGGAAGATGAGAAAAATATTGGCAGTTTTAGTGATTTTGGCAATAGGATTATTTTTAGCAGATTTGGCAATGGCTGAATTACCAACTCAATTATATTCACCCATTGTGAAGCAGGCAGAATATACAACTGCTCAAACTAATACAACTATCTGGACACCTACGATTTATGACTGTGTAGTTTGTGATGGTTTTGTTATTTCCGCTAATACAAGTCAAAAGGTTACTCTTTCTGCTTCCGATACTGTTATAAAAGTCCACGTAACTGCTTCTCATCCTGTAATATCACCGGCAGGATTTTTGTGGAAAGGAAGCAATTTAGAAACTATGAGAGTTACTACGGATTGTGGAGAAGTAACGATTACTCTCTCAGGGTGGGAAGAAATAGACTAAACGAAAGGAGCTCACAATGTCAAACGGCACAGCGAGAGAACTATCCGTAAAGATTAAACCACAGCTTCGTTTAACTGACGAGGATGTGGATATTGGCGAAGTCAAGGTAGGCGAGAATATCTCTTTAGAGGTTAACGCCAAAGTAAAAGGTATTCGTTTGAATGACGAGGAAACAGAGAAAAGCAAAAAATATAAAGAATATACATTTGAGATTTCTAACGCTTCTGTTTCCTCTGGCAAGAAAAAGAAAGAGGATTTAGGAGATGTGATAGGAAACAGGCTTGTAGAATAATTTAAGGAGAGGATTATGAAAACTTTTTTAGAATTGGCAACAGATGTTGCTAATTTTACTCAACATTCTACTGATGATAGCGATATGATGACAAAAATTAAAAGTTGGCTTAATCTTTCTCAACGTTCATTAACTGAACAATACGATTTTTGGACAGAACTCGAAACGACTTATGACTTCAATACAGCAGACGGAATAGAAGCTTATGATATGCCTTCTGATTTTGATAAGGCTTTTAGGGTAGCAGACTTGACGAACAAAGTGGAACTTACTCCAATGACCGAGCAGGAATATGTTGCAAGTTATTTATCTAATATCGCTAATGCTGATGAAGGAAAGCCTACTATCTATCGTATCTACGGCGTATTAAGCAGATTAAGACAAATGAAGTTGGGTTTAATCCCTGACGCTGTTTATTCTATGCGGATATGGTATAAGAAAATTCCCGCTGATATGTCTGCCGATGGAGATTATGCTTTTGTAGATGCGGATGTATTTTTAATTTTCAATACAATGGGGCATACTTTTAAATGGGAAAAAGAAGATGAAAAAGCAAGAGGGGCTTGGGCTAAAGCAAAAGAAGCGTTATATCAATTATTGACCAATCAAATGCGGAAGCACGGTACGAACTACCAACACAAGATTGTTTCCAATTTTGCCTCGGCCCATCGGTCTTAAAAATGCTTAAAAAAAAAGTTATAAAATATATCCTACCGTTAGTTTTTCTCCTTACTACTTCCCTTGCCTTTTCAGATGAACTCTGGAAGGTATCTGTAAATGATTTCTCAAAAGGACAAAATTCTTGGGATTTACCTCACCAGATTTCTTCCAATGCTGGCCCTGTAGTCAAAAATGCTATCATTAACCGTAAAGGACGAATATCCAAGCGCAAAGGTGTTACTCTATTCGCCACTGATTTATCCAATACGGCTTTTGTAGGTATAGGGCGTTTTACTCCCACAAGCGTAAATGATTATTTAGTTATCGCCTCTGGCCCCTCAGTTCTGCGTTCAACCTCTGCGGCCTCCTGGGTAACGGTTACTAATGCCTTATCTTCCGGCCACAATACCGAGTTTGTCCAGTGCAATAAGGAATTAACCATTTTAAACGGAGTTGATTATCCCGGCTGGTATGATGGAGTAACCTTTACCGCTGGAGCAGCAGGTTCAGCCTCTCCGCCTGTCGCTAAATATGGAACGTGGTTCAAGAACTATCTCTTTTTAGCTCACGGGGAAACCGAAAAGGACTGGGTCTGGTTCTCGGATAATCTTACGCCAAAGGTCTTTACTGCTGGCAATCTCTATGTATTCAAAGTAAATACAGGCGACGGCCAGGCTATTATGGCCTTAAAGCCTTTTAAGTTAGATGAACTTTGTATCTACAAAGAAAGAAGTGTCTGGGTATTAAACTGTGCTGGCGCAACGCCGATGACAGACTGGACGCTTCAGCCTGTATTGGAAGATGTCGGCCTGATTGCCCCTCGTTCAGTTGCTACGGTAGGCAATGACCAATGGTTCGTATCTTCCGTGCCTGTGGGCGTGAGAAGCCTTGTCAGGACTGCTTATGATAAGATACAGACCTCTTTGGTATCTACGCCGATACAGGACATTTTTGATGGCACAGGGAATACTGTCATCAATATGACCCATATCAACAAGGCAGCAGCTATTTTCTATGACAATAAATACCTCTTAGCTGTGCCTTCTAACACCTCTACGGTAAACAATTTAGTCTTAGTCTATGACGGGATTACTCAAGGCTGGTATCAGATAACCAACTGGTATGTAGCAGATTGGCATATCTTTGACGATAAGCTCTATTATATTGACTCGATTGACGGCAGATGTTTCAGGGCTTTCTATGGCAATAATGACCAAGCTTCCGGGCCCAGAGTAACTTATACTGACGCATCCGGGCCGACTACGCAAGGGATTGCTTTTCACTACGAGAGCAAGTCTTTTGATTTTGACTCGCCGGAACTCTATAAAATTCCTGATAGTTTAAAAATAACCTGTGCATCTTCAGGAAATTTTACATTGGGTGTATATCTGCAACTCGATTTCGGAGGCTGGCAATATCTGGGTGAAATGTCCTTGGCGGGGGAGTCAACTAACTTACCACAAGACTTACCATTCACGCTCAACAGTGAAAAACTCGCAAGAAAAACTTTTGATTTACAGCAATATGGAGAAGCGAAAAATTTTCAAGTGGGTTTTCATCAAGATGCTTCCGACACAAGCTGTGAAGTGCATTCATATATACTATTTGGTAAAAAACGGAAATTTCGCCGTAATTGATTATTTATTTTTTCCAAGAAGCGAACCTTTTGGATAATGAAATCTATGATGTGCACTTGCATTTTTGAACAATTTAAGATTTTCTGGTCTGTCGTCATTACGAATACCGTTAATATGATGCACAATTTCTTCAGGCTTAAGAAATCTGCCTATCTTTTTCTCCATAACAAGATGACTTCGGCGAACATATCCAGTTTTCGTAGCAAAAGGATGAAAAGGTTGAAAAATATGAACATATCCTTGATTGTCTTTAATTTTTCCGTTTTTCCAATGGCCTGCTTTGTTGCCTCTTTGTCCTTTTTTAAAACTACCCGAATTAGGCTTACAAAGTCCCTTAGTATTTTTATTCCACGGAATAGGCATAACTCCTTTTTTGTTTTTATTCCACGGTATATGACCTTTGGGAAAATGATGCCCTTGTTTATGTCCTTTTTTAAAAATAGATTTAGGAAGGTGTTTTTTCACTCCTTCTTTAATTTTTCTTTTGTGTTTTTTAGTTTGTTTATAACCTTTTTTAGGCATTTTATCCTCCAAAAAGTAAGGACAGTTTTCGGTGAGTTAAAGAGAATACAGTTATGTATTCAACACCTACGACTGCCCTTGATTAGACATAAAAAATCTGCACTCTCTTTAACTAATTGTAGTATAGCATATAAATTAGGAGTATGTCAATGAAAAAATTATTTTTAGCAATACTTTTGTTATTCACCTTTTCAAGTTCCACTTCTTATAGTGATAGCGTATCTTTTTACGAGGAGTATGGAGTAAACTCAGAGGTGAATTGGCTAAACCTAAATGGTAACCTGCGCGCCTTAATTAACTGGGCTAATGGTGGGATTTCAAATGTTAACCTAAAAACCGGCTTCCGTATGATTGAGATATTAGGCGACCTTCCAGTTCCAGAAGTTCCAGGTAGAGTAGTTTATCTTACTACGGATGACGTGCTTTATATCGACGACGGAGGTGCTTTTTGGGGCTCGGCTACTTACGCAGGCACACCCGCTCAAGGCGAAATGCTGGCATTCAACGGCACGAACTGGGTTCGCTTGGGCGTAGGCACAGCAGGAGATATATTAAAAAGTGGTGGTGCAGGAGCAAATATTTCTTGGCTTACAACTTTGCCTATTGCCAATGGTGGAACTGGCACTACATCAGGGACAGGAGGAACAGCAGGCGGCGACCTGACAGAGACATATCCTAATCCTTTAGTAAGCATTCCTGCGAGGTATTATGAACCCGACGCCTGTTGCGTTCTTGCTTTAGGTGGGTATAATGCCGACCCTACTGCTGCTGTGTATAAGGACTTAAGCGTCTATAGAAATGATTTTACTATAACTTCTGCTCCTCCAGAGGCAGAAGGAAAGGTGAGCAAGACCTGTATAGATTTAGATGGTGAAGCCGATTATATTGAGAGAGCGGCGATAGACTGTGCTGATTTTGGAGATATGGATAACATTACTATAGAACTGTGGATTAAGTTTGATGCACTCACTACAGTCCAATATATTATTCATAATGCCAGCAGTGGAACCGGAATAGGGTATTTGCTTTTTCTGGGGACAACGACTGACAAACTATCTTGGCAGACAAAAGGAGGTGCAGGGCTTGTAACTTTCAGTTCCGATGATGCTATTACCGATACCGACTGGCATTATATCGTGCTGACTTATGGCATAACTGCCCATACGATGAGGATATATATAGATGGGGTCGCCTCAGGAACTAATGATACACAAACAGGGGATATCAATGCGGCAAACGATGAAAATTTTACAATCGGGGCAACTAATGTCCACGCCTGTTGCGTTAATGGAAAAATAGATGGCTTCCGAATCCTCCGAAGAGTTATGTCAGCGGCGGAGATATTAGCGAGATATAATGCATTTAAGTAAATGGCAAAACAAAAACAGTACAAAGACGGGAAGTTTGAGAAGAAGGAAAAGTGATTGAATACCTCATCGATGACAAGGATAATAAATGTGTTGCCTTCTTAGAATATCATCTAACAGACAGCGACGGGAAACTTAAAAATGGCGGGGAGTATTTGTATTTTAGGGAATTGTGGTGCTATAAATCAGGCAACGGGCTGGCTAAACAACTTGTCCGACGGATTTATGATAAAACGCCAAGTGCCAGATTTGCTTATTGGAAACGAGAGAAGTTTTCGGGACGGATGAAAACTATAATAAAAGGGAGGCTATTAAAATGGCTTACAAGGTGCGACCATCAAAAATAATTTCATCAGATTTCATTCCTTTTTGGATAATATGAAACTTTCTATGAGCCCCCATATTTTTGAAGAGCATAAGATTGTCAATACGGTTATCGCTTTTAATTTCGTTAATATGATGCACAACTTCTTCACGAGTAAGATAGCGTCCAATCGCTTTTTCCATTACAAGACGATGCTCGCGAACATATCCTTTACATTCACAAAAAGGATGTTTGGGTTTGAAAATAAAGATATACCCATAACCGCCCTTAGTTTTTCCGCCTTTCCAATGAAAAGCATTTTTACCAGAAAGATGTTTACCAAATCTATGATGTTTTTCTCCTCTTGGCATAAGTTCTGGATGAAGTTTAGACCAAGATATATGTCCCTTTTTAAATTCAGTTGTAGGCGAATGATGTTTGCCAAGATTACCTTTACTTATTTTTTTCTTGGTTTTTTCAGAAAGTATTTTACCTGTATTGCTTGGAATATGTCCTTTTTTAAATTCTGTATCAGGAGAAATATGGTGTCCTTTTATAAATCTTCCCAATTTATCACGCATTATATTACCTCAAATATAAGGGCGACTTTCAGGTTGTTAACGGAAATACGGTTAAGTGTTTCCACCTTACTCATCGCCCAGATTAAACATAAAAAATCCGTAAGTCCGTTAACTGATTTAAGTATAACATATTAACTAATAGATGTCAAGTAAAAAATAGGAGGCTTAAATGTTCAAATTTATAGAGTGGATAATCAAAAATTCGCAATGGACACGCAATAACAGGGGTGGGGGGGAAGACGAACCAGAAATGCCCAAACCAAAGACACCTGCGGAAATGTTCAGCGAACAGGCGTCTTGGATGGGAGGACAATTCCCTGAAACCTTTAAATCACGAGAAGAAGCAGCAGGTTATCTTTCTGGCCTG